AGCTACAGAAGCTACAGTCCCCCAAGATACATTCTCAGCACCAGTTGAATCTATGATAGGCACAAACTGGAAGTAGTAGTTCAATGGACGACCTTGCTGTTTGCCTTTAACCCAAGGTTGAGCAATTTCAGTAATAGTAATAACTGCACCGCTAGAAGTAATTGTCAATAGAGGTGTTGCTTCACGAGCAAAGTTAGTAACAGCAAGAGCAGTTAATGCAGTTGCAATAGTAGTGGTAGTATCACCAGTTACAGCTTTGTAAGTTCCACTATATTTGAAATATTGATTCTCAGCAGAACCGCTACCCCAATTACGGAATACAAAGCGAATGTTGTAGGTTTGACCAACCACAGCAGTATTAATAGTAATTGTGTCAGAGCGCAAAACTTTTGCGGCATAAGCCTTACTAGATACACTTTTAATTTTTGAAATAGGAATCAACGGGGTTGCTACTGTTTGAGTGTTAGCGTTGATAAACTTTAGATACAATTCGTTATCTACAGTTTTTACAGCATCTACATACTGACCAGCGGCTCCACCGCTTGATGTGTTGGCAACAAATAGATGTCGCACGGAATTTGATGAAAATGTTGCCATTTTTTATTTATGGTATTAAATTAATATTATTCAGACCTTTTATTTATCTGAACTTGATTTTGTAATTCACTTGGCTTGTAGTCGCGAACTGAAAGTTCAACGGCTCTGTTAACTATTTTTTCTGTAAGAAATGGATTATTGTCTAATGAGTTTGGAATAATGTCAGATTCTAAATCAAATGACTTTGGAGTAACCAAATAAACAACATCGTATTGTCTAATATAGTCGGTTGAATTAGAATCATCAAACAATATTTTTACATCTCGTAAATCATCTCCATCGGAATTAATATCTAATCTCCACCCCTTCAAACCATTAGGTTTTTTAATTGGGTTTTGAGACATTGTATTGAATCCATCATATGTTATTGGTTTAATTGGAATGCCATTAGTCTTTCGTTTTGTATAGGCATATTCCTTTAATATCTTCCAATAGTTTTCTGTAAATTCAAATGTTTGATAAGCTATTTCTCTGTCGTATTTAATTGTAGGTAAATTACTATCACTATAAGCAGTTGTTGGTAATTTATCTTGAATTATATATGCAGTTAATATAGACCTGTATTTTTCAAATAAATCAAGACTTGCAGAATACTCATCAATGATTTCTATATGAGCCATAGTCAAATACATAGAAATTTCATAATCTACAAGACCAGGAGCTTGATTGCTAAATACATTATTATATTGTAGATTAAATCTATCTCTGACCCACGTAGAATCAATCCCTATATTACTTGACATTTAATTATTCTTTTTTAGATTTAAGTTTAGCTTCAAGTGTCATTCGCATTTCTTGTCGCTTTGGACTATTTAAATATTTTACTGCAAACGATAGATTTGAATCTTCATTATTCTCACATAATGGTTGACCGTCTTGAGTATAATATAAACCACTTCTAATGACAACTACGCCACTTTCTACACACTCAGATAACAATACCTTAGTTTTCAAATTAGGGTCTTTTACAGCGTCTAAGAATGAGCGAGGATTAGCCTCAACAATCTTGAATGCTTCTGATTGAATCATGTCAAGTTTAGATGCTTTAGATAATCCACGACCAGTAATAGCTTCAACAATAAATTTAAGCAGTTGTTTATTTTCAAGGATTTTACCAAGTTCAAGCATAGCTTCCATTTTGGCAGTCATACTTGTGTTGTTTTGCTTCATCTCCTCATCCTCGTTTACTATATAGAACTGATAAGTTTCCTTACGTGCATTAGTAAATTCTTTTAATGATGGGCAAATTAAATCCTTATTGGTAAGTAGGATTTTATATTTAATATAGTCTTCTGGAATTGATAAGTCTAAATGCGTATTAGACTTACTTAAAATAACTTTTTGATTTCTTCAGAAGTTATTCTCTTTCTTATAGATTGAGAGTGCATTCTTTTCCATACCCATATATTCCTCTAAGAATGCTTTCTCAGAATCAGTTAATGGATTGGTTAATTGAAAGTTTCTTTGCATCTGTACCGTAAAGATTCTTACAGCACCATTTGCCATACCTCCATAAACCTCATGTTTAGGGTCGGTTATATTTTTATTTGGACGTGGTGCAAATTTTAATACCACTTTTTCATTGCGAAGACATGAAATTAATTCCACTTCTTCGACTTCGTTGCTCTTTGCCATTAATTCTTCTCCCTTGTTAATGTAAAATTATTTAATTAAAAGTAGCATATAGCAGATTTCTCCGCTATATGCTTATTGTTTGATTATCCTAAAATAGATGGAATAATACTCATTGTTCTTGTTGGGTCCAAAATGAACACTCCAAGTTGAGTGAAGCGGTGGAATTCTGCTTCATCTTCTTCAAAACTCATGTAAGGATTTCCCATTGCACCAGTGTAAGGATTACGAATACCCCAACGGTAAGACCGCATTTCGTCTTGATTTTTAATCTTGGCGATTTGGATATTAGGTTGATCCATTGTACCAATATAAAGAATATCGAAACGATATGACATTGCTGGACCACCTTCTGGATGCATAATTTTGTTACGAACCAAATCGTCATACAATGGATCGCTTTCAACGCGAATCGTAATGTTATTTGGAGCTTTGTATTCAGTGAATTGGAATCCAGCAGACAAAGCATTATCATGGATTTTACTTCCAGATTTGCTAATAACTCCAGGATTATTTACGCTTGCATTTAGCATACCGGTTGGATACCAACCAGACACCATATCTTTTACAGCTTTGTTGAATTTAACCAAGCCACGTTCACCAGTTTTAAACACAAATGTACGTTCGTCTTTGTTATACAAGTCTAATTTAGATGCCGATAACTCAAGTAATGCGTCCTCTAACAATTTAATGTCAAAGTCGTTATAGTATTGAACGTTAGCAACTTCCATTTGCGCCCTGATACCATCCCCAGTTTTGATTACATCACCAGATTCTCCGTAGTTTAAATATTCACCATTAGAGTTACGGTTAGATTTACCATACATGATTGCGTTACATTTGTATTCAGAGAAAGTTTCTTCAACTTTCATTTCCACATAATGCATCCACATTGTGCTTTCAACATCTTTGTTATTAGCATCTTTCATGGTAATAGGAACTGCCAATTTACGATTAAGCATATTTCCAGGAACGCGTTCTTTCAAACGGATTGTAGTCCATTCGTTACGCATTGCTGTAGGAGTAGTGTAGCGAACTGCACCAACACCTTTAGAGCGACTAGATTCTACTGGAGCGAATTCATAAGAGAAGCGTTTACCAGCAGCAACTTCAGCAGCAGGTACTCCAGAGAGTAATCCACCCATAGTTTCACATTTGTAAACCCAGTTTGAACCTTCAGTGCGTGGTTCTGCAAGAACACGAATCTGATATAGCTCATTCTTTTCGCCTACGATAACCTCACCTTTACCAAACCAGTCTTCAGCAAATACCAAGTAAAATGGTACGCCAGCTACACCAGCAAATCCAGTAGAAACTACAGAACCAGCATCATCGCGAGCTTCAACTAATTCAATGTTACGACGGCTAGATCCTATTACCTGCCAGAAAAAGTCGTTATCATCATCGAAATACTTAATAGGAAATTGTTTTAAATAATCTTCAAGAGTTTTACCTCTATAATTTGCAAGCAACTGAACCATTTTCTCAGTAGCTTTTTGTGGTGCCAACGAGTACATTGCGCCAAGATGATTCTCTTTTGCAAGGCCCTTGAATGACTGGAACTCTAACATTCCAAATTTTGATAGCTGATTAGCCATGTTTTACTTTTATTTTAATTGGTTGACTTTATATCTTATATTAAGCAAACTTCCACCCTTTAGGTAGAGTACTTAAATGAGACTGTTCGTCAAGCCCAGAATTAAAATCAAATGAACCATCTCCATTTAAAGGAGCGTTCTTTAATTTGTTGTCTAAAGACCTCAATGCACTTTTAGTGTTTTGTTTGACCTTTTGACCTACAATCTTATCAACATTTTTGAACCCATCTGTAAGTTCATAAAATAAACTAAAATAATATTCTGAATCACTAGGATTCTCTTTTGAATATTTCTGTAATGATGTCAACAGTTTACCATCCTTGTCTTTGTGGACTGGTTTTACTATATTGTCTAATACTTTTTGTCTAGTGTTTTTATCAACTTTAATACCAAATGGTTCTTCAGTTTCTAAAACTTTCTTTCTAAATTCTGATACCTGAGTATCTCTTACAAGTTTTTCTTGCTTAACTTTTAACTTATTCTTTTCAATCAACTCATCATACTCTTCTTTAAAATACTCTTTATTGCTATCAAGCGCTAATTTAGCATCTTCTATATCAGTTCCAGCATTAAAGGATTTAGCAACTTCTTTTTGTGCTCGCTCGGGCTTAAAACCCTTATTGATATAGTCTTGATAAATAATCTGTTTTCTAAGATTTTCAGACTCATCGGATTCATCGACTAATACATCTTCTTCAATTCCATCAAGATATGTAAGAGCGTTCTCATAGCGCTTAATATCATCTATCTGTACATTTACTGCAAGTGCTTCATCAATTCTTTTTTGACGTTCATCCATTCTAGCTTTAACCTGAAGTTCAATTGCTTCCGCAAACTTTTCAGGTGTAGTTGCTTCTTGAATGAATTCGTCAGTAAGGTCAGGTAGAACCCCATCATCCTTTAATGCTTTTAAGTAGGCGGAAGAGTGAGTTAACTTGGGAGAAGAACCTTTATCTTTAGTGGACTTAGGTGGTTCTACCGTTTCTTCTTCATTATCACTTTCATCGCCTACTATCCCCTGTGGATTATCCTCATCAAAAATGACGTCTGGATTCTCAACATCGGCGGGTTTTTCTTTATTCTCTTCATCAAATGGCGAATCAGTATGTACTACTGAGTTGTCAAATGGACTGTCGGATGCATCTTCAAAGGCATCCATGCTTAAATCTTCGTCTACACCAAAAAACATGCAGACATTTTTAAACTCTTTCATTAATTTCTCCCTAATTAAATTATAAACTTCTGCAAAGATAATTTAAACATATTGAATTTGGAAATTTATATACTTTTTATTATATAAATATCGTGGACTCTATAACTAAATTATACTGCAATATATTTTTTACCATCAAATTTTAGTTCGCTTTTAGCCGAAACAGCAAAACATGCAGTGCTTTCAGGCTGTTTATAATACTCATTAAAGTTAGGCTGCCTGTTTTCGAGTTCAATAGAATCAAACCGGGAGTCATATATTTTCAGGC